CAAGGCGTCTACGCGGATGAAGCAGATGTAGCAATTCCTTCGAGTATCAACTACGTCAACACCTTGCCGCTTCGCGTTGCAGGCGGGGCTACGGCGTGGAGTTCATACAACCTTTGCCTAGAGTCGGCTACAATCGACTTTGGCAACGTCGTGACGGCTCGAGAATGTTCCATCACCGAAGCGGGCATCGATAACTTCGTTATCACAGATCGAAACATTCGCATAACCGGGAATCCTGAGTCGAAGTTAATCGCGACTCAAGACCGATACAGTCAGTTCAAAAACATGACAGAGGCGGCGTTATCGTTTACAATCGATGGGCCTAGCACTTCGACGCTGGTCATCACGGCTCCGAAAGCTCAATTGGTTTCTAAGCCAATGGGAGATCGAAACGGAATCATGATTGACCAACTCGAATGGCAAGCAAACAAGAATGTTGACACAGCGGATCAAGAACTTTCAATAGCCTTCAACCATGCAAGCTAAGATCGACGGATTGGAAATCGAATTCACTTTCAAGCAATTGAAATTCAGAGATCAGGAGCGGGTAGTTTCGCTGATTTCTGAATTTAGAGACGCGGCGAATTCAGGAGATGGATTCAAATCAATTCGGGAGGCGTTTTCGGTTTGCGTCGTCGGTTGGAGTTTGCAGAAGCCTATCGAGGACTGGGATTCCGAATTGGACTTGGTTCAAGCGGTCAAGGTTATCAACCTAGCGTTGAGTTCCAATAATCCATCGGAGACCGAAAGAAAAAAATAAGGATCGCCGCTTTCCTCAGAAGCGGCGAACTTTGCAAGAGTTGCACTAGGGCGAAGTGTGAACATGAGCCTACGCAGGATAGGCCAATGTTAGCACCTTGCCCAACATGCGACGAAGTTGGATGCGACGAATGCGATGGAAAGGGTTACTTCGAGGTTCCGAGGTGCCCAAAGGAGTATGTAGGGCATCGAGTTAGCCACGCGGCCAACTTGCTATCCTACGTCAACAAAGGTTTGTTGCCTGACAGCGGAGGCGTCCTCGACCAATCCGCATGGATGGTAGCAACATGGAACTCGATAGAATCAGACTGTGCAAAGATCGAAGAAGAGCGGAGGCGTAGAAGCTAAATGGCTGATATCGAAGTAACGCTCGGGGCGCGGAATGAAGCATCTCAAGTGCTCAAAGACTTTCAATCGCAAGTCGGGCAAACTGCACAGCAGATTGAGTTTTCTTTTCGTGGGCTTGCACAGCTAGCCGGGGCTACGGCGGCGGTGGTTGCATTAGTTGAGGCTGGCAGGGCTATCTACTCTCTTGCGACAAACAGCGTCCAGGCTTTTGATGATGTCAACCGCTCTGCATTGAAGCTAAACGAAACGCTCGATCTAATCCCGAACGCGGCGGCTAACGCAGGGGACGAGCTACGCAAGACGGCGAACGAGTTGGAGCGGGTAACAAATGTCGATGCTAGCCGGATCATGGAGCAAATGTCGCAAGCGTTGCGACGTGGTGCCGATCCTGCACAGCTAGAGGATATGAGCGAAGCGGCGTTAGGTCTAGCAAGAGTATTTGACCGCGACTTATCGTCGGCAATGCGAATGGTTGAAGCCGCGACGAATGGCAACTTCGACGCTTTCGCCGGTCTGATTCCTTCGATAGCTACGATGGCAACGGAAGAAGAGAAGCTAGCAGCGGTCAGCAAGTTAGCTGAGCAGGGGCTAAGAAACAAAGCGGAATCGGCAAGACATGCTACCGAAGCGGGCGAAGCGTTCAACGTAGCGGCGAAGAATCTATACGAGACTCTTGGAGCGTTGTTAGCACCCATTCGCGACGTTGTTTATCGCGGCTTTGTTCTAATCTCTGATTACATCGTAAGCCAACTCAAGCCGACGATGGAAGACTTTGAAAATACGATTCAGTCCATCCGTGATTCCGTCGTCGATGTTGCGATGACGATAGCGGAAGGGTTCGTTACTGGATTCTCGGCGGCTGAGACGGCAATCGTTCGCTTCGAGGATGTGATTGAGGCATCGACGGCAAGCATCTTGCTACAGATTGCAAGGTTGTCGAATGACACAATTTTTGCATTGCAGGAAATGGCGATGCAAGCATCTTGGGTAGTTGAAAACATCGGAGCGATAACGGCGGTTGTGGCGATGGGAAAGACGACTTTCGCGGAAGCGTTCCAAGACATGCCATCGCTTGGGACTAGAGAGATAACCGAGAACGAGCGAAGCCTTGAAGCGTTGATGAATGAGGCGGCTGGTAGGCTCGGCGAAGACTTCGCAACGCGATTGCAAGGCAATTTAGATGCCTTGAAAGATGCGTTTCAGTTAGACTTCGAGATTAACCTGAAGCCCGGTCGAGGAGCGGCGGGAGTTTCGCAAATGCGGGACACCTTGAGAGACCTGCAAGCGTTTGAGAGTCGAGTCCTAACCAGAGGGCCGTCGCAAGGGCCACTGGATAAGATCGCGGAGAATACTGCAAAGATGGTTGTTGAGCAACAACGGACGGCTTCGGCAATCGAGGGGCTTGACGTCAGCCCCGGTGCAGAAATCAACTTGCAGGAGGTGCGGTAATGCTTAACGATAAGATTTACAGCGTCGATCTAATGTGGAGTAAAGCCGGTGGTGACTTTTCACTCTCGGATAACTACCGCAAGCTAAACGGATCCATCCGAAGTGCGTACCAAGTCTTCGCAGTGCCAGAAGCGACGATTAACGACGTCTTGCAAGCCCCTGGAATTCCAGCGGCTGGTTCTTCGTACTCAGCAGATTATCCTTTCGTATTCGCCGACGCGGGCAAGCCTGAAAAGATCAGCCCGGTATACTGGATCGTATACGTTGACTACAGCGGTGAAGTAAAATTCGGTGCAGACGGACGGCCACAAAGCCCGCTTCTGGCTCCCGCTAGGCTTGATTGGGACGACGTTGAACAAGAACTCGAAATAGACGAGGACTACAACGGAAACCCTATCGTAACGGCCAATGGAGAGCCTATAAACGGAGTTCGTAGACTGTTTGCCGATCAGACAGTTACCATTCGCAAAAACATGCTTTTGTTTTCTCCGTTTGTGCAAGCTCGATACCGTCAATCAGTAAACTCGGATTCGTTTCTAGGCTGGCCGCCTGGAACGGCGAAGATGCAGAAGTTTCAAGCAACTAACGTCAAAGATCCTGAAGTGAACGGCGGCGGATACTGGGAAGTTACGGCCGTAATTCAGTTTCGCTATCCATATCGCACAGTCCCAGAGCGGGCTTGGTATGCTAGAGTGAGGCACGAGGGATTTTACAAGCGGGTCGATCTTGTCGGGCCGAATAATACGCAAATCATCCGAGCAACTAGGGCAGGAGAGCCGACGGCGAAACCTGTTCTACTAGATGCCGAGGGCTACCAGATCGACGACGTAGCACCGCCAGCGGTACAGCCTGCCCACTGGCTAGAAATTCAACTTTACGAACCCCTTTCCTACAACGCACTAGGATTTTTCAACTAATGGCAACCCATCAAAATGTCACGATAATACTTCCGGATTCAACGCTGTCGAACAACGACATTGCAGCGAATGCCAACATCGATCCAAGTAAGATGCGGCAACGTGTCTTGGCTGAATACAAAGTTCCAGTAACGAACTTTCGCGTATGGGATGCGGTAGCGTCGAATCCAGTTTCTACGGCGGCTAGTGACGACTTGGGGCTAGTTACTGGGACGTGGGGCACGAATCCAGTTAGGATCACGGCAGGCGATTGCAAGGCACTTGGAGCAACAACTCGAAGGATTTACTTCTCCATCCCGATACCTCCGAATTACGACGACGGCGAAACTTTGCAAGTCCGCATTCGTGCCAAGATGGAGACGACCATTGCAGACAATAGCTGCACGGTTGATTTAGAGGCTTATATCGGCAACGATGGCGTATTGACAAGCGATTTGGTTTCGACGGCGGCACAGTCCATGAACAGCCTTACAGCGGCTAATTACGACTTCACGCTGTCTACCGGATCAGTCGAACCGGGCGATTTGATCGAATGCCGAATGACGATCACTTGCAACGATTCAGCGACAGCGACGGCGGTAATACCGGCGGTTTACAAAGTCGCTCTGCTCTGTGACACGAGAGGCTAATTGATGCCACCGAAAGACGTAGGATTCTATTCTCCGCAACTCGCAAAGCGTATCCGCGACAACTCTTTTGCATGGGAGCGAGAGAGGGCGGCTAAGCCTGTCGATTTGCGGATGAGTGTACCGAATCCGGTTTACGTCTTGAACGGTTCGCAATACGAGATACCTGCCTATGGTTGTATGCAGATTACCGGCGTTGAGAGCATCGATGGCGAAACCTACCTAAAAGTAGATCGCCCATTCGACTATACGGATTCGGTGATGGGGCCGTTTCTCATTAACGTCGGCGAAGCGATACCGATAGGAAATATCGGCATGGCTCAGCCTGGGCCAATCTACAGAGCCAAGACGGATGGAACTACGCTTGCAACAGGAACGCGGATAGGGCCAACGGC